TTAGTAGCAGATGTACTTGCACCACTAGCTTGAGTTGTTGCTGTTGTCGCAGAACTAGCAGCGTTAGTTGCACTTGACGCTGCTGCTGTTGCAGAATTACTTGCGTTTGTTGCACTAGTTGCTGCATTAGTTGCAGACGTTGCTGCTTGTGTCGCTTTAGTTGTAGCTGTAGTAGCTTGAGTTGTAGCAGTATTGGCTTGTGTGGTAGCTGTAGTAGCACTATTTGCTGCTGCTGTAGCTGATGCTGCTGCTGCGTTTGCTGATGTTGTAGCTGCTGCTGCGTCTACTATTAAATTCCAAGCAGCAGAATTTGTATTAGTTGTTAAAGGTTGTGATCCACTAGACGTATGCGCTGAGACACATATAAAAATATTATTTGTTGATGTATCTTTTACAAAATCTCTTACATTATATGAACGACCTGCTGCCCAATCACCTCTATATACACCTAATTCTTGTACAACGTTAAATTCACCACTATCGTCAAAACCTAATACTTTATTTGCTCTGGCTGCTGCGTTTTCTGTAATTTCTAAACTACCAATAGTATTAGTTAATGAAAATCTTATACCTCTATCTAATTCTGTTTGTTGTTGTTGATGTAAGATTATTGCTTTATCTAATGCATCATTAATAACTTCTGGAAAAAACCCACCTTGGTTTGTTAAATCTGTACCTTGTAATGGTTCTACAGCAGAAGTAATAACAATACTAAATCCACTAGCTAAATTTTGATTATTACCGCCTGATTTTAATGTTATGCTTCCACCGGGATTGCTGTTTTGGTCTGCATTTAAAGTAACTATATAATCGTTATTTAATCCTAAAGTTAATGTTGTCTCGTTACTTGTGCTAGCCTCTAATTTTTTTACAACAATATCTGCGTCTGTAAAAACTTTAAAAGCAAAAGGAAAAGTATGTGCAGAACCGTTACCTACAAAAGGATTTGTCTTTCTTGTAGTCGAATTTATCGTCATTAACTAGACTTATTCACTATCTTATTAAGGTTACTACTAGATCTTTTTATTACGGTCACGCCTTATTCTCTACTTCTGCGACTAGCTTTACCTGTAAACAACGCTCTTATATGATCTGGTGCATTTTCTGGTTCTATAAGACCTTTATTAATATCGTATTGAATACTAATAGGACGGCCTAATAATGTAAAAGGTATTCCTGTAGCTAACGTTAATGCTGATAATACATCTCTTATGTTTTTACCTGTAAGTTCTTTATCAGGATCAATCAAATTAAGTACAGTTCTTATAGTACCAACACTTGCTGCTTCTAAAGTAGACATAGATGGACTAGTTGTCATGCGATCATCATATGGCAAATCGTTTAATGAATTAAATGGCACAATAGCTATATTGCCAAAAGGCACTAATGCAGCAGCAGCCCTAAATTGTGAACCAAAAAACCAACTTGCAATATCATCTAAATAACCATCCTCGTCTTCATCATTTAAATCACCGCCTGTTGCTCTTACTATTAAATCTGCAATTATAGCTGGCAAACCAAAACCTAATAAATATGACATAAATAATTGACCAGTACCTTTACCTCCAACTTTAAATCCTAAATCATTAAATAATTTTTTATATTGTGTTGCATTTAAATTTGCAATCATATTGAAATAACCACCAAATTGCACCATAGTTTTATAAAAAGGAGAACCAACTTGAAATGCTGCTAAGTCTTCTGCTTGTAAACTATCCTGTGTTAAACGTACATTTGCATCTGCTTGCTGTATCGCTTCTTTTTGTACCTCTATTTCTGACATAGTTTTTGGACTTTCAGTTAAAACTTTGTTGTAAGTAGCAGACCAAACTACAGTATCGACTTGATTTTGAAATGCTTGTTGCATAAAATATCCATGCCTTTCTGCCCATTTTTGTATTTTTTGATATGCATTTGGATTTATTAGCAATTGGTTTAATGTATCTTGCACATCAAATATTTGGTTAAATTGACGTTCTTTCATAAAAGGTGATAATTCTGCTATTTCTTCTTGAAATTGCATTGGATTGCGTACATATTGTGCTAATGCACTTTTTAAATAACTAGGCCCTACCTTAATCATTGCAGGGAAATATCCTGTAAATTGCTGCAACCCATTTCTTATATTTGCAAACATTATGCCAACACCAGTACTTCTTCTTACTTGTGTCCAAAACTTATCAAAACCTTTAAATCTACCTGCTGTCATTGTTGTCTGACGAGCAGAACGATCAAGCCATGGCATCAATGCATTGTCCATTATGGTCGGATCTAGTTGTGACAATCTATTAGCAAAAGTTTTATTTTTTAAAATTTTAAATACATCTTCTATCGCAGGTTGTACAAACGCAAAACGCAATGCATCATCTATATGTTTAGTCATTATGCGTAAATCTAACGATAATGGCTTGTTATATTCCACACGTTCTTTTGTAAAACCATTACCAGTAGAAGGTAGTGATTGCCTAAATTCACTTCTAAGATCTTCTAGTTTTGCTTTTATTTCCGTTTCGCTAACTAAAAAAGGATCTGTTTTTGCTGGTACATAACCACCTCTAAATGATCCATACCTGTTAACTATAGGTGTTGCTTCTACTTCTTTAAAATAATATCCATATACATCGTTATGTGCTTTTTGAATAAGTGGCAACATTTGTTGGTTAAGATCCCATACTTCTTGCAAAAATACAAAATCTTCATTAGTTAAAACTCCTTCATTAATCATACGATCTACAAAAGTTTTCCATGCAGTTGTATTTAACGATCCATCTTCATTAAGAGTTGCCCAACCTCTACCTAATAAAAGTTTGCGTAAGTTGCTTGTATTGCCAGTGTGCAACATAGCACCAAGTAATTCAGCTTTACCAAAATCACCGTTAGCATTACCAAATGTATAACCAAACTCTCCAGATACAATTTTTCCTTTAGGCAAATCTAACTTGGCAATCATTTGCGAATATCGTTTTGTGTAATTAGTCCTTTCTATTCTGTATTGATTTAATGCATCTTTTACTGGACGCCAAATATATCTAGTAAATGCACCTGCTCGTACTTCATCACGTTCTAAAACAACGCTACCAATTAAACCTTTACCAGTTTTTGTCGCACCGTCCATACCATCTGCCCAATGCTCTATACGTCTTAGCATTGCTTTACCTTGCTGCATTGCCCTCATAAAACGTACTCTAGTTTTTGGTGCTTCTGTAACACCTACTGGTTCTGGTGTTTTCATTCTTGACATAACGTCAACCAATTCATCTACTACTGCTTCTAGCTCTACACGTTTGCCTTCTATAACAACTTGTTTATCTCTTCTAGATTGATACCACAATGTCTGGATCATTTCGTAAACAGTATCAAATTTTTCAGTTGTTAAATCTTTAATATCTTGCCCACCTTCATTTGTAAGGTCTTCTATTAATGGTTTTAATTGTTCAAACATATCAGGATTATATGCTTGTAATTTATCTGTATACGCAGCAGGTTTATCTACCGCAGGGCCTAATCCATAAGAAGCAAGTATTGCTCTAGCAGAATTCACCAAATCCATATTTCTTCTTGTTGCTATTTTTTTATCAGAACCAAATACTTGTTTAAATACTTTTTGTGCTTTATCAAATGTCTTATGTATTTCTAATGCTTCTTTAGCTAACTGGTTATTTAATAACTGCGATTTTTTAGCTTTAATTGCAGCTAAAGTATCACCTTTTTTCATTGCAGCTTCTGTAGCTTTAGCAGCTTTAATTTCATTACGACTAAATTGTGATGGCCTTATATCTTTTAATCTTTTTTTAGCTAATAATTCTTTTGCAACTTGTTTAGCAGCAGCAACTTGATATCGTACTGGCTGCATAGATTTAGATAGAAAACGTAGTTCAACAGATATAAATCTAGCTCTTGCTTCGTTATGTATTGCTTCTTGTACCTGTAATTCTTGTCTTCTTGGATCAGTAAGGTTACTAAACTCATTAAGCATACGTTGGTCTGTGCGTTCCATAACTACTTCTTTCATTGGTCGCATATCTACTAACGCATTAACCATTTCTACTGGATCTGCAAAACCAAACATCTCAGCAACAAGAGAAACTGGCATACCTTCTTTTGCTACCATGCCGTATTGACCAGTACGCAATTTTTTAATTTCTGTAGCCATATCATAAAATGGCACTAAATTTTTTAATGACGCTATTTCTATCTTGTGACCAGATCCAGCAACAACCCTTTCTCCTTGGTCGTTAACAAACTCTCCACGTTTTAAAAATGCTTGTAGTCTATATAATTTTTCTTTTTCTATTTTATTAGTTTCTTCTTGTATTACTTTTTTCCTAGTTTTTTCTACATCTTTTTGTATATCTTTTAATACTCTGCTTTTAGCATTAGACAACCATTTTACTTGTCGCATACTAGCTTTTGTTAATTCTTCCATAGATTTATCTTCTGCTTCTTGCATTGCTTTTGTATATTCACTCCATGTTGCGTCATCCATACCGCTTTGTTCTTGTGTTTGAAACATAGCTTTCATGCCGTATATTTCTTCAGCTTGTGTTATCTGTTCTTCACTAGCCAACATACGATCCATAACACCTCTTATTTCATCAGTTAATATTGGCAAATCTTGGCCGTTTTCTTTTCTATATATAACGTTTAATTCATCTCTTATAGATCTGTAGATTCTGCGTAAAAACTTACTAAATTTATTAAATATTTCTTGTAATTTTGTATTTGGTGCTTTGCCTTCATATAAATAAATTTCATAATTATAAGCAAATGCTTCGTGAAATTTTCTTTTTTTATCTATAGATAATTGATTCCAAGCTTGTGCATCCTTAACACCAAAAAACTTTAGCAACGTTTGAAAATCATCTGTTTGCTGTTGCGATGCTTGGTCAGACATTGCTATGTCTTCCATGACAGTTAACATATAATGCGCTGTTTCATGTAAGAACGTAGAAAAATCAGATTCTTTAGTTAATACTGTAGTTAATGTTTTAGGATCAAACCCACCTCTTATACCGTCAGGTTCTGATTGTTGTAAAAATTCTCCTACTTTTACTTGAATAGATCCTCTAGGCTTTCCAACTGAGAGTCGGAAATCTCTTCGTCCGTTTGGGAATTCATCATCGAGACTAAGTCTAGAAGGTTCGACTCTGATGGCAACTGCGGTATCACCGTAGCCAGTATCTGTGATAGCTCTGGTGGTAACGTAGACATCAGGTTCTCCAGCACTTCTAAGTTCACCTGTGGCCTTGATTGATTCTGCTGCTTTTCTGTTGGTGTGGTGGTAGACGGTAACTGTTCCGTCTGCGTTGAGGGGAAGTCCTGTGTTTTCGTCAATTTTTCCTTGTTGTTGGAAAGTTCCTCCAACATCTGTGTTATCTTCTCGTCCTGTACCATCTCGTTGTGTTCTTGCTGCACGCTCATCGGATTGTAACTGTAACTCACTATCAACCTCCTGTAATTTAGTTTGTATAAGGTCATTTGCTATACCTAGTTTAGCAGCAAAACTAACCGCAGCATTGGCATAATCTGGTGCTTCATTATCGGCATAACCTGTTTCTACGGCTGTCTCTTTTAATTTTGCTGAGTCATATAACCTTTTTTCTGGATACCAAACCAGTGCCTGTAAATCTGCCATTGTAAGATCTGGTTCTGTTTGCTGCATTGTTTCTAATACTTGTGAAAATACTTTTACAATGTTTCTTCTTTCTGGTGCGCCACTTGGTGCTTCTTTTTGACCGTCATTATCTTTAGCTAATAAATTACCTCTCTTACGCAATAAATCGCCAAGACTTAATGTCTTATCACCTTTTCTAGGTTGACCCATTATGTCTAAAAATATTTGCTCATGTTTAGGATCTTCTGCAAATGTTGCAATTTGCGCCATAGCAACACGATTAGCAGGTAATGTAGATGCGTTTTTAATTGCTAGTGCTACGTTATCAATGTCACCTAATGTAAGTTTTCTACCTATTATTGCTTCAAACGCTTTTTTTTGTTCTTTTGTTAATGACCTAATAATTTGTTGTATGTGATTACGTTTAATTCTTGCTTGCTTTGTTTTATCTGTAACTAATGTAGCTGTTACACGCCCCCAAGTACGCATTAACCATCTATCCATAGTTAACTGTTCATAGTTACCGTATAGATTTGCAAAAAATCCATTACCAATTTTTGGCCCTGCTATTGCAGCACCATAAACCATTTCTGACAAGCCATAGCCACCGCCTACATTTCTACCTGTATATTCTTTTACTTCTTTTACCGTATGCATTGTTCTCATAAATTCTTCTAATTCTGCAAAAGGTTTTTCTGCCAATAATCTATTCATTGTTTTAAACGCTATTTCCATAGCTTCTCTAGCTTCACCGCCTGATTCAAATACTTCTGGCAATACATTATTTTCTTTATAAAAAGCATATGCTTGTTCTGCTAATTCAAAGTTTTTATCAACTTTTATACCGTTAGATGTAACAGCTAACGCCCATTTAAAAATAAAATTAGATTTAACATCAGTAGCAATCTCAGGATGAATTATAGAAAGTACACCTAATGCTTTACTAACTTTTTCGTTATACCAACCAACAGCATTTGCATTCTCTTGCAAAGCAAAACGTGCATCATCTAACAATGTGTTGACAAGATATTTTTCTGTTTCAACAGTAAATTCTGAAACATTTACTTTAGCTTTTTTTGCTTCTGCTTTTATACGGTTCTGTATTTCTAATTTAAAATCCCGGTTGGTTGCAAATGGTTTACTAGCTGCAAAATCAAAATTTTCTACAATTCTTGCTATTTGATATACAGCTTGTGGTACTGGCTTACCCTTTTTTTGCTTACCTCTTTGTGCCAATATTTCTTGTACTTGTTGTTTATATATGTTTGCTATTTCTGTATTCCATGTACCGCTATTCATTGTTGATTTAACTGCTTTTGGATCAAATACAACTATTTCTCTAACATCTTGCATTTGACCGGGCATGATTGCACCGTCATGTCCTTTTGCAATTAAATTATCTCTAAATTGATCTGCCGTTACTTGTCCTGATCTAACTAATTCTTTATCATCTAATGTTGCTTTGTATGGATTTTCTAAACGTACATACAAAGGCATAATAATTGGATCTGTTGGGCCAGCAGGTAAACGACCTTGTTTTATTCTTGATTTTTTTAATTCTGTATATCTTTTTGCTAAAAGAATATTATCAGTTACATAAACTCCAGTACCTAACCAACCACTATCTAATCTTTTTGGATGATCTAATTTGAATTCACTTATGCTGTCTGTAGTGCCGTGGTAAACAACTTGTGGTGTGCCGTCAGCATTTTTTAAAACTGATTTACCAAAAAACTTTTTAAACTCAGGTGTGTCTAATTTTACTGAACCATCTTGGTTAAACAGTTGTTGTTCTGGCGATACGTTAAATTTATCGTCAGTAGTTATGTTGTAAAAATATTTATTAAAAAATTCACTTGGTTTTATTCCTAATTGGTTTGCCTGTGTAACTACAAAATCTCTAACAAAATAAGATAAAAATTTAGTTTGATTAGGCGTATAAACACCAGTAGCTTTTAATTGTTCATTTATATTTGTTTGTATAGTGCTTGCGTCTTGTCTTATTTCATCTATTAATTGTTTTTGTTGATTTAATATTTGTTCTGCTTCTTCTCTTAAAGATTCTCTTTCGCTTGCAAATTGACCAGCTTCTGTTGCACTCATGCTGTCTTGTCTTACACGCATATGTGGTTGCAATGCATTGCCTAATTGCGTACCAGCAATTTTTGCAGCGTATGTACCTGTTGGTATAGCAACGTCACCTTGCCCACCTGTACCATTTATTTCTTTTAAATCATTTGCTATGTCTGGTGAAAACAATTCTAATTGCTCCATAGTTATGCCATTATTTCTCAACTGCTGATTAAATATTTCTGCGTCTACAAAAACGTTAGGTATGTCTTTATCACTAGCTACATCTTGTATGTAAGATTCAAATAAATTAGAATTTCTTTTTCTTGTTTTATCTGTAGTAGAAAAAGTAGTTAGTGAATCAATAAATGCAGCATCTTTTGTTGCTTTGTTTGCTTTGCTTACATTAGTTATAAAACTAGGACTTGCACCAATACCAGCAAGTGGAAGCATACCAGTAGCTACCATTTCGAACACAGCAGCTAATCTTTGTGATATTTCTGTTCTACCTTCTGCTGTTAATAGTTTACTTTCAAATTCTCCTTCTTCAAAATAATTAGCAAAATCTTCACCTGCTATATTTACTAATTCTTGTAATTGTTCAGTACCTACTTCTGTTGCCCAAATACGAAATGCATCAGTACCAGTTTTGCGTAAAACTTGTACCATAGTAGGTTTTATTAGAGACTTGCTCACTTCTTGCATAGTCTCTCTTATTAATAATTTTCTTAATGGCCCAGTTAATGTACCTAAACCTACAAATTCTAAACCACCATTAACAAGACCAACTGATATACCAACATTTTTTGCTACATCATGTGATACGCCCATGTCTATAAGAGCATTATATTGGTGACCTGCTTCTATCATTGTTGATTCTTTAGCAGAACCAGTTGTCATGCCCCATATAAATCCAGTAATAAATCCACCTTTAACAGTAATTGGTGCAAATGGGCCACCAAATAATCCTAATGTTCCACCTGTTGCTCCACCAGCTACACCAAATTTAACTGCTTCTGGCATAGTTTTAGACCATTGACCAGCTATTGTAAAAGTGTTTTCCCACATACCAGAACCATCGCCTTCTAGCTCTGCTAACCTTACATTTATTTCTTGTATACGTTGATCTATTATTTCGTTTGACTTTCCTAATTCTACATTTAAAGCTTTTTGAAAACCAAGTTTACCTTGTTCAGATTGTAATCTACCCTTTTCCCATCCTTGTGCTGCATTTTCAGGAAAATTTTGTACGCCAGTAAATGCACCTTCTATAAGACCTAAACGCTCTACATTGTCTTGTGCAATTGCTGCAAAATTAGGATCAGTTAAATGACGCATTAATATTGGATTTGTTTGCGCTAAATCTAATTGGTATATATTTTGTCGTTTATTTCTTTCTTTTAAAATTTCTAATGTTTGATCACTATTTAATGCAACACCGGGTGGTAAATTTAAACGATTTGCTAATTTTTGTGCTTCACCAGTATTATCTGGATCTAACGTAGAAACTGTATGTAAAATTTGTTTTAATTGTTTTTCACGTTCTTTATTTTCTTGTTCAAATAAATCATCAAATGGATTTTTTTGACTATAGTTTTGACTTGGTGCTAAAGAATTTAAATCATCAAATGGATTTGTAGTCATTACTCTTCCTCCTTATATGCAAAAGCTTCATCTATATTTTTAGGTTGACCTTTGCGTACAAAATAATCTGCAATATTTTCTTGCGTAACTGGTTTATTTGCTTTGCGTAAAGCTTCTGTAATTAACCCTAAAACTTGTGGATCAATTTTACTTGTAAATATTCTTACGTTTTGGCCATTATAAGGTACGTCTACAAAAACTCTTTTTAAATCATCTTGATCAACAGTAAATATATTTACATTTTTTTTGTCATTAAATCTATAATCAAGAGTAACATTGTCTAATAAAATATCATTTAATGCTTCTTGTTTTTCACCCATAGTAAGTTTTATATTACCTTTTAATATTTGTCGTGCATTAATTTCTTTTAACCATGCATCATGAATAGCTATATAATCTTGTTTTTTTGTTTTTTTCTTAGACGTATATAAGTCACCCATGTCATACCTGTCTAACGTAGCTTTTAACATGGTGATATTACCTGTTGCTTCAACTACAGAGTCTTCACTTCTTAACGATGCAGCATATCGTTTTAATGCTAAATATTGTCCATTATCTAATTTGTTACTATATGCATTTAAATTAGTTGCAACTTCTACAAGTCAAGTTTATGTTCCTCAAGTGAGAGCTTTGAGAGTAATTG